ATATTGCTTTCGTTGTTCACACTTTGCGTCCGATTGTGTCTAAGTTGGAAGCCGCGTTCACTCCGTTGTTGGCTTCAGTTCCGGGCGGTCAGCAGGCTTTCCTAAAGTTCAACCTTGATGGTTTGCTTCGCGCTGACATTCAGAACCGTATGAACGCTTACAGCGTTGGTTTGCAGGCTGGTTTCTTTACGATTAACGATGTTCGCCGCTTTGAGGACTTGACTCCGCAGGATAATGCGGCTGCTGAGCAGGTTCGTGTGCCTTTGGCTAATGTCAACATTAGTGATTCTTCGGTTAAGGCTGAGGAGTCTAAGGTGATGATGGCTCAAAGGCTTGTACAGGTGGGTTATGACCCTGCAGAGGTACTTGCGGCTCTTGGTTTGCCTGCTATTGCTCACACTGGTGTTCCTTCTAACCAGTTGCAGGGTGTTGCAACGATTGACCCTGCTAATCCTGAAGGTGTTTACGGAGTCTAAATGATTAATCCCGGAACTTATAACATTACTTGCCCACAGGGTGCTACTTTTGACCGGACCCTTACGGTAACTGTCGGAACTGCCGCCCTAGATTTGACTAACTATACTGCTGCCATGCAGGTTCGTGAAGCAGCCGGAGCTGCAACCGCATTAATTAGTTTGACTAACACTTCCGGTATTACTCTTGGCGGAACAGCTGGCACTATTGGTATTACTATTGCTGCAACCGCAACCGCAGCTGTTACTGCCGGTTCTTACTCATACGATTTAGAAATAAATTCCGGAGGCACTGTCACTAGATTGCTAGAAGGTGCTTTTAATGTGACGGGTAATGTGACTAGATGACCGATGTTGTTGTTTCAGTTGTTGAGTCTGCTACTTCCGTAATAGTCAGTGACACAGATATATCTATTTCTGTAACTGAATCACCTGTTATTGTTACGACTGCAACTGCTGGACCGCAGGGTATTCAGGGTATTCAGGGCGAAATTGGGCCTGCTAACACTTTAACCGTTGGCACTGTTACAGCAAGCGCCCCGGGCAGTGACGCTCAAGTTACTATTACAGGTACTTCACCTAATCAGGTTGTTAGTTTTGTTTTACCTCGCGGAGAACAAGGCACGCAAGGTATCCAAGGAATACAGGGAGTCCAAGGCGAGACGGGCCTTACTGGTCCACAGGGCGAAACTGGCCCACAGGGTGATGCGGCAACAATAACCGTAGGCACAATAACTACTGGGGATGCCGGTACTTCCGCAACGGTCACGAATGTTGGAACCTCCGGTGATGCAATATTTGATTTCACTATTCCTAGAGGAGCTACCGGAGCCACAGGACCGCAAGGCATCCAAGGAATCCAAGGTATCCAAGGCGTTAAAGGGGATAAGGGAGATACTGGTGCTACTGGAGCTACCGGACCTCAAGGACCTCAAGGCGAACAGGGTATCCAAGGGGAAACTGGTCCGATTGGCCCTACTGGTGCTACAGGTATCACTTGGCAGGGCACATGGTCAGATTCTACAGATTATGTAAATAATGATGCTGTTTTCTATAACAACTCTTCATGGTTTGCATCTGGCAATCCTCCTGTAGGTGAAATACCTAGTCAAAGCTCAACTTATTGGTACCCTCTAGCTTTACAAGGGGCTACTGGAGCTACTGGTCCTCAAGGGCCACAAGGTATTCAAGGCATCCAAGGCGAGACTGGACCGCAAGGACCGCAAGGTATTCAAGGCGAGACTGGGCCACAGGGTGAACAGGGTATCCAAGGTATTCAGGGAGAAACTGGACCTACTGGGCCTACTGGTGCTACCGGGCCTACAGGCCCAACGGGTGTAGTAACCGCGACTTCTCCGATTACTTACAATGCTCAGACTCAAACTGTGGGCATAAACACTTCTGCTGCGGGTATCACAATTAATGGAACACTGGTAGCTTTGGGTGGGACTGTTATTGTTGAAGCGAGGTTAGCTTAATGCTAAGTCAAGCAGTTTATTCGGTCGGTACGGCAGCTACTACTGTCGTTGCACCTACCGTTGATGCTGGACGGTATGTTTTAAAGAATCTTGAGCCTAAGACATCTGAGGAATCAGCTCGTGAGGGTGACATTTATCTTGTTGGACAAAAGTTCAACATTGTTAATGGAGCGACTACTGCTTTCTCGATTCTGACTGGGCCTACTGGTGCTCAGTTAGATTTTTACGAGATTATCTCCGATACATCTAATGTTTATGCCGAACTCATTGAGGGCGCAACCATTGTCACAACTGGTGACCCTATCACCGCTCACAATCTAAACCGCAACTATTCAGATGCTCACAGTTCGATTTTAAAAGCCACTACAAGCGTCACTGGCGGCACAACTATCAGCGCCGAGTATGTCACCGCTACTAACCAAGCCGGTGGTGGTATTGATAGTGAGAAGATTCACACTCTTGAGCCAAATACTGAGTATGCGATGCGTTTCAGTAATGTTGGTACTCAGGCCACAAATGTTTTCTTTCAGCTCGGCTTCTCTGAGAAGTACAACGGCTATAACAGCATTTGGCTAGGCACTGTTAATGACTCTTATGTTCTACGCGCAGGTGAAGAAGTTTCTATGATTCTGCAACCTTACGAAACCATCAATGCAACTGCGCTAATCGATAGTTGCAAATTAACAGTTATGAGGCAAGACTAATGCCATATTTTATTACCAAAAACAACCCTGAATGTTCCGGTTGGGCTGTCGAAGATGACGGGGGCGAAGTTTTCGGATGCCACAACACTAAACAGTCTGCTATCGACCAAGCTGTTGCCATTAGCATCAACGATGACGAACCTTTTGAGGGTGAACGCGCTGCTTTAGGTGAACTAAATGTGGGTGATTATGTCACTTGGGATGAAGAGTACGACTATCTCGGTGAGGTAGAGGTTATTGCTGGTCCGGTTGCGGCTATCCGCATTTATGAGCAAGAAGATGGCGTGTATGAGGAAACCGACAAGGTTGTAATCGTCAACATTATAAAGTTGAAGCGCCGCCCTAGACCTGAGATGGTTGCTGAGAAGGAGCCAGAAGCGGAAGAAGCCGCTATGGATGTTTTAGCTGACCCTGAAGAAGAACCTATTGTTTTAGTTGAACAGCGTGAAGTCAATTTGACCCCGCCTGCGTTTATGCGGGCTGCTGCTCGCCGTGGATTGAAACTTTATGAAGAGGGTTTCGGTGGCGATGGTTTAGTAGACAGCACTATTCGTGAAGCGCGTGCCATGGCAGCAGGTAATGTCACTGCCGATAAATGGGTGAGGATTGCGGCTTGGATTGCCCGTCATATGCCTGACCTTGATGCACCTAAGAACAGCAACTCGTCTGACCCTGACTATCCGGGTCCCGGATTGGTTGCACATTTGCTGTGGGGTTCCGGTCCTACTAAACGCCGCGCTCAACGGGCGATGGCGTATGCTCAACGAGTTGTTGATAGGCTAGAAGCTGAAGGCCAAAGAGGAAATGGTATGTCTAAAAAAGAAGTAAGAACTAACAACTCGAACATTGAGGTTCGTGAGTCCGGTACTGGAATGACCTTTACTGGTTATGCAGCGGTTTGGAACAGTCCGTCTGAGCCTCTACCTTTCATTGAGCGTATCAAGCCGGGTGCGTTTAAGCGTTCGCTTCAGTCTCGTAACGAAGTGAAACTGTTGTGGAACCACGACCACGGTGCTGTACTTGGTTCACTCCGTGCCGGTACTTTAAAGCTGACTGAGGATGCTTACGGTTTGAAGGTTGAAGCCGAACTACCTGACACACAGTTGGGCCGTGACACTGCAACCCTTTTGAAGCGTGGCGATGTTAACGCTATGAGCTTTGGTTTTTCTGTACCTTCCGGTGGTGACAGTTGGAACGAGGACGGCACTGAGCGTACACTGAAGTCTGTCCGTTTGTTCGAAATTTCAGTTGTGGCTTTTCCTGCCTACCCGTCAACTGCTGGTACTGCAACTGTTCGCTCGTTCGACAAACTGGCTGAGCGTTCACAGGTCGACGAGGACACTCTTAGCGATGTGATGCTGAAACTTGAAGAAGGCGCAGACCTAACTATTGAAGAAGCAAACATTATCAACAACGCTGTAACTGCTTTGACTGCTAAAGCTGAAATGACTATCGAAGAAATCGAGGTTAATCTGCTAGAGTTGAAACGCAAGCAGCTTGAACTAATGAAGAAAAAGGTTTTGTAATGGCTACTAAGGAACAGATTAAAAAAGTTATTCTCGATGTTGCAGGTAACCCTGAGTCGGGTGTTGTAGCTGAGTTCGCAGACAAGTGGGCTGACGCTATTGTTGCTATTGACGCACCTGTTAAAGACACGCGAGAGATTAGAGTTGCGAAAGCGGATGAAGTCCGCTAGTATCGCATATAGATGAGGTATTCCCTTCCCTCATCCTTAAGGCCCCGTAGGTTTTTCCGTTTTCCTGCGGGGTCTTCCCTATTCCCGGGGTTTATTACGGCGTGTCTACTAAACTATTATGTAGCGATTGAGTGTTAGCACCGTCGTGTTTGTCTGCGTTAGCGCGGCAAGTATTTATCAACCCTTTATTTAGGAGAATCATGTCTGAATTTCTAAAGATTCAGTCGGAAGCTCGCGCAAAGGCTTGGAACGAGGCTCAGGCTCTACTTGACCGTGCCGCTACCGAGAACCGCGACCTTACCGCTGAAGAAAACGAGCAGTTTGCTCGCATCAACGCCGACATCGACCAACGCGCCGCTCTAATTGAGCAGGTTAAGGCTGCTGAGGAGCGCGAAGCTCGCGCTGCTGAGGCTGCTCGTGGTTTCGAAGTTCGTGAAACTGCTTCGGCTCGCACCGATGCTGACATCCTTCGTTCAATCGCTACTGGCGAGGTTCGTTCACACTCTTTCGAGAAGCGCGCCCTTGTTCCTAGCGACAACACTGTACCTAAGAGCTTCTATGACGAAGTTTTCGCTGTAGCTCGCCTCGTAGGTCCTATGCTGGATGTTTCACAGGTTATTTCAACCGCTTCTGGTGAGAACCTAACCATCCCAACTCTGACCGCTTACTCGACTGCAACCATTAAGGCTGCATCATCGGCTATCGCTGAGTCTGAGCCAACCTTCTCATCAATCACTCTCGGTGCTTTCAAGTACTCGTTCCTAGTCCCTGTGGCTAACGAACTTGTATCAGACGCAGGTTTCAACCTACAGTCTGTTCTAGCTGACGAGATTGGTAACGCTATCGGTTACGCAGTTAACGCTGGTCTAACCACTGGTACTGGAACTGTTCAGCCTACTGGTGTTGTTACCGCAGCTGGTTCTGGTGTTACTGGTGGCACTGGTGTTGCTGGTGCGTTCACTGCTGACAACCTAATCGACCTACAGTACACCCTTGATGGTGCTGCTCGCCGTCTACCGGGTGTTGCTTACATGGCTACTGGTTCAGCTATTGGTGCTATGCGTAAGCTGAAGGACACTGCTGGAAACTACCTATACCAAGTTAATGTTGGTCAGCCTGACTCGTTCGCTGGTTACAATGTGATTGAGAACCCTGCTATGGCTGCTGTTGCTACTTCAGCTAAGTCGGTTCTTTTCGGTCACCTACCTTCGTACAAGGCTCGTGTTGCTGGCGGTCTAAACATCGCTCAGTCAACCGATTACGGTTTCGACACTGACACCACTTGGTACCGCGCGACCCTAAGAGTTGATGGAAACTTGACTCACGCTGGTCACATCAAGTACTTCGCTGGAGCTGCAAGCTAATCTAGCGAGTTAAACTGAGGCCCCGGAGATTGCAGGTTGCTCCGGGGTTCTCTTTTATGTATACTGTTGTTGTGCCGTACTGCTCCGAAAGTGCAACAAGTTCAATGGCCCAAGGTACGGTGGGGCAAGTGCTAGAGGCAGACCTCCGGACGGTGGTCGTGCTTCTAGGGCTAAGGGACTGATGACAGAACGCTGAGAGATGCCTTCGTGTGAGGCTAGTCAACTGGAGGCGGCGAGTGCAACTCTCGACAGTCCACGGATACCTCAGAACCGTCCCTGTAATACGAAAGTGTCGGTCAAACGGCTGGGGTTAGGTTTAGGGCTGTGCTACTTGACCATCGTGAATAAAGTAGCGAGAGGTGCACCGTATGGTGTTGCCAAAGTGCGATTCTTAGCAGCCCACTTTCCGCGTGAACGCGCGAATAGGGGATGATTTGCCAAGGTTTCAGGGGAAGATTTGCCAAAAACCGCGCGAACACGCGAAAAAACACGATTTAAGCCAATAACGCTATAATGCTGTTATGACTAAACCTGCAAAGTTAGACGCTGTAATCACACTGTATTCGAACACCCCGGGACAACCGACTGGGTACGGGCAACAAGCGGAGTATTTGGTTGAACGCCTCAAACGAGACGGTGCACAAGTCGCAGCCATCTCTAACTATGGGCTTGAAGGCAACAACAGCACCATTAACACTAAGTATGGTCAGATTCCGCATTATGCTCGCGGTTTAGAAGCCTACTCAAATGATGTGCTACCGCTGCATCATAAACATTTTGCGGCCAAGTTCAAAGACAAAAAAGATTTACTGATTACCTTGTATGACACTTGGGTGTTGAACGCTAAACTGTTGAAAGACATTAACATCGCGTCTTGGGTCCCGTTAGACCATACAACCATGCCTCCAAAGGTTGAAGCGTGGCTGAAGCAATCTAATGTGACACCGATTGCGATGGCCCCGTTCGGTGTACGCCAGATGCAAGACAAAGGCATCGATTGTTTTTATGTGCCTCACGGTATTGATACTAAAACCTATAAGCCAACTAAAACCATTGAGGGTCAAATCACTCGTGACTTTATGGGTGTCACAGATTCTCAGTTCGTTGTGGGCATTGTTGGGGCGAATAAAGCTAACGGGTCTATTCACCGTAAAGCGTATGCGGAGAACTTTTTAGCTTTCAGTATCTTTTTGAAGAAGCACCCGGATGCTGTGCTGTATGTGCACACTAACCCGTTGTTTCCGGCTGGTGGGTTTAACCTGCTGGATTTGGCTCATTCGGTTGGGATTCCGCAAGCTAACCTGTTGTTTCCTAATCAGGTTGATTTACAGTATGGGTTTGCTCAGCGTGACCTTGCTGCTTTGTATTCAGCTATGGATGTGATGTTGGTCACTTCGTATGGTGAGGGTTTCGGTATTCCTACTGTTGAAGCTCAAGCCTGTGGTACTCGTGTGATTGGGTCGAATTGGGCAGCTACACAGGATTTGGTTGCTGAGGATGGTTGGTTGGTTGATGGGCAGCCGTTCTGGGATGAGGCTCAAAAGTCTTGGTTCCAGATTCCGTTGGTGCCTTCGATTGTTGAAGCTCTTGAGCAGGCTTATAACGCTCCGCGTGAACGCTCTAAAGTGTCTATGGAGTTCGCTAAACAGTTTGATGTTGAGACAGTTTGGGAACAGCATTGGTTACCAACTTTGCAGAAGATTCTGGGATGATTCCGGTCCTCGGCTTTTGCACAGTTAAGAGATTTGACCTTGCTGACCGTTTACTGCGCTCTATTGATTATCCTGTGGAGCATTTGGTGGTTGTGGACAACTCGGGTGAAGCGTCTTGGAATCCAGTTAAGCCTGACCTTGTTAAACATTTGTGGCTTATCCGTGTCCCTTATGGCCTTGGGCTCACTGGGGCTTGGAATTTAATTATTAAGTCAACACCGTATGCACCGTTTTGGTTGTTGGTGAATGATGATGCTTGGTTTGAGCCGGGTGCGTTGCAGGTTATTGCTGAGGAAGCAGACCCGGAGGCTATGAACTTTTTGCACATCAACACTAAGTGGAGTGCTGTTGTGTTTGGTGAACGCGTTATCCGCGAGGTCGGATTATACGATGAGAGTTTCTACCCACTGTACTTTGACGATAATGACTTTGAACGCCGCATAGACTATGTAGGTATAGACAAAAAGTCTATACAGGCGGTGGTTCATCATGAGAACAGTTCGACTTTGCAAAGCGGTTTTCAGGCAGCGAATAACCGGACTTATTTGGCGAATCTCGCTTATTGGGAGAAGAAGCAAGCCGAAAACGATTACACGCAAGGCCAGTGGAGTTTGCAAGTCCGGAGGGCTAACCGATGGGATTGAAAGTGTACACGGGCGGGACATTCGACCTGCTACACAGGGGCCATGTAGCGTTCCTGAAACGATGTGCAGAACTTGGGTCTGTGACTGTATCGTTGAACACGGACGAGTTTATTGCCAAATACAAAGGGAAGGCTCCGGTGATGAGTTATGAAGAACGGTCCGAAGTCCTGCGCGGCTGTCGCTGGGTTGATGATGTTATTCCTAATTACGGCGGCACTGATTCTTGCATCAGTATTGAGATAGTTAAACCTGACATTATTGTTGTTGGTTCTGATTGGGCTAGACGCGATTATTATGCTCAGATGGGTTTCACTCAGGACTGGTTGGATGAGCGTGGTATAGCATTAATGTATGTGCCGTACACGGCAGGTATCAGCTCTACTGATATTAAGGGCAGATTGCGTTCGAGAGGCTAAAATAGACTTATGGCAATTACTAATGGCTATGCGACTCTCGCACAAGTGAAATCCGCACTTCGTATCTCGGATTCTGTTGATGACAGCCTCCTAGAGATGGCTGTAGAGTCAGCTTCTCGCCTTATTGACGGTTATGCGTCTCGTATTTTCTACAACGCTGGTACTGCTACTCGTGTGTTTGCTGCTACTGATTCTTTTGTAACTGAAATTGATGATGCACAATCTATTACTACGATTGTGACCTCTGATGACGGTGATGTGTTTGACACCACTTGGACCAATACCGACTACCAGTTGGAGCCACTAAACGGCTATGTAGACGGCCTGAGCACCCCATACACGCGTATTCGTGCTATTGGTGACTATTTGTTCCCAACTATCGGTGACGAGGCTTTAGTGCGCGTTACAGGCGTTTGGGGTTATGCTTCTACACCTATCGCTATCACACAGGCTTGTGTTATTCAAGCAAGCCGTATTTATAAGCGTCTTGATTCACCTTTGGGTATTGCTGGTTTCGGTGACTTGGGTGTTATGCGTGTCTCTTCACGACTCGACCCAGATGTAGCCCAGTTGGTTGACCCTTATAAGAGGGCTAGGTTTGCTTAATGGCTGCTATCTCAGATTTGAGGGCTGGTATCGCTGCTAACTTGGCAACGATTAACGGTTTGAGGGTTTCGGATGTTATCCCGGACAACCCTAATCCTCCACAGGCTGTCGTATCCTTCAATGATGCAGAATACGACTTAGATTTTAACCGTGGTATGAGTCAATACAATTTCACGATTCAGGTTATTGTGGGTCGTGCAGCTGAACGGTCAGCGCAAAGAAGTTTAGATGCCTACTGCTCATCTACTGGTACTTCAAGTATCAAATTAGCGGTAGAATCTAATAGGACACTCTCGGGCGTAGCCTACGATACGAGGGTTTCTCAGTTGTCGAGTTATGGCTCAATAACTGTGGGTGACACAACATATTTAGCGGCGGAATTTGATGTCCAATGCTATGCAAGCTAGGAGAAAACTACTGTGGCAAAATTTGTAGCTACTGATGTAACAGTGACCTTGAATGGTACTGCTATTTCATCAAACCTTAACTCTGTTGAGCTTAACATCTCTTCAGACGAGGTTGAGACCACTTCGTTCGGCAGCTCAGGCTGGCGTACTGTTGTTGGTGGACTAAAGTCTGGTTCACTGCGTCTTGACTTTCACCAAGACTTCGGTGCTGGTGGCATCGATGCTCTTCTTTACCCTCTGATTAACACTATTGGTACTGTTGTTATTAAGCCAACCTCAAGCACTGTTTCGGCAACTAACCCGACTTACACTGCTTCGGTTCTTATCAACAACTATGTTCCGTTCAGTTCCAGTGTGGGTGACCTCGCAAGTTTTTCGGTGACTCTACCAACTACCGGGGAAATTACCCGCGCAACCGCATAACAAACTAAGGATAAACAATGAGAATGAACCTGCGTGTTGGATATGTTTCCGGCACATTCGAAGAAGTTACCTGTTCGGCAATCGACATGGTGAAGTTGGAAGAGAAATTTAATATTTCTGTTGCTCGTCTCGATAAAGAGATGAAACTAACTCACCTACTGTTTCTTGCTCACTCTAGTTTGCTCCGTCAGGGCAAAACTAAGTCCGACTTTGATACTTGGGTTGAATCCGTTGACGAGCTTTCGCCTTCGGAGACCGACCCAAAATAGTCGGGCTAGGGGACTCTTCAACACATTGGTACATCGCTTCCCTAGCTTGTGAAACGGGTATCGCTCCTAGTGTTCTGATGGCGGAATCTGACAGGATGCTGTGGACGATGGGCCGGTACTTGGTGTCGAGAGCACAGAAACAGAACGAGCCTAGATAGAGAGCACCGTCCTTCGGGGCGGTGTTTCTCTTTTGGTAGACTTGATGCAGATTGGTGGTGTGTTATGCAGGTTAGGCGTGAGTACACTACGAGTTCTTCTCGTGACATGGTTGTGTCGTTGACGGATTATCGTTTGTTGATTCGTGAGTTGCGAAAGATTGATAGGGAGCTGCCTAAGCAGATTAAACGGGATTATAAAGAGATTGGTAAGCCTATGCAGAAGGCTATCCGGTCTGCGATTCCTAATACTGCTCCTTTAGGTCCGCGTAAGAATCCTAAATTGGGTGGTATGACTCCGGGTATGCAACATATGGGGCGTACTGCTTGGGGTTCTGGTGCTACTTTGGGTGGTGGCGGTAAGCGTAAACCGGCTAAGTCTGTTTCGGTGCAGACTCCGGCTCGTAAACGAGATTCGGCTCGTAAGTTCAGTATTTTGCGTTTGCGGGTTAATTCGGCTGCTACTGGTATGGCTGATATGGCTGGTAGGTCTGGGACTTCGGTTAATAAGTATCCGCGTACCCGGTTGTATAGTATCCGCTTGTTTGGTAAAGACATTGTTACTCGTAGTCACCGTATTAATGGTCAGGGCAAGGCTTTGATTAGTAATCTTGCGACTGCTCGTGGCAAGGTGAAGGGTAATGCGTCTCGTTATGCTTGGCCGACTGCGGAAAAGAAACTACCGGCAGCTAAAATAGAGGTTGGTAAGGTTTTGGACCGTTATACCCGTATCGTTAATTTGAAGATGAGAGCTAAGTAATGAGTCAGCTTAATATTCCTATTTTTTCTAGCTTTAACGCTGGTGGAGTTAATTCGGCTATTAAGCAGCTTAGTGTGCTTGGTGGTGCGGTTTCTAAGCTAAAAGCTACTTTCGGTGTTGCTGCTGGGTCGGTTGTTGCGTTTCAGGCTGCTACGGCAGGTTTGAATTTTGCTAAAGAGGCTGTTATTCAGGCTCGTGACCTTGAGCGTAACTATGCGGCTTTGGATGTTGTTTTTGGTGACTTGTCTACGAAGATGCGTCAGTTCACGGTTGATGCACAGAATATTGGTTTGTCTCAAAGTGATGCCGCTCGTGCTTCTACCTTCTTGGGTTCGGTCCTTAAGCAGGCCGGGTTTGAGATGGGCGATGTTGCTGACCAAACCCAGAACCTTGTTGGCTTGGCTTCGGACTTGGCTATTACTTATGGTTATGATGTTTCTGAAGCTCTGACTGGTATGACGGCTTTGTTCCGTGGCGAGTATGACCCGATTGAAAAATTCGGTGTCGCTATGAAGCAGTCTGAAGTTAACGCGGTTTTGGCTGCTAATGGTCAGTCTAAGTTGCAGGGTGCTGCTCGCCGTAATGCGGAGCAGTTGGCTCGTTTGGCTTTGCTCCTTGACCGTACTCGTGACGCTCAGGGTCAGTTCACTGAGCAGGGTAATAGTTTGTTTGCAGCTCAGACTCGTTTGGCTGCTTCGTTTGAGAATTTGCAAGCCGCTGTTGGTCAGGCTTTGATTCCGGTTTTGTCTAAAGCTGTTATTGAACTTGAGCCAATGATTAAGTCTTTGTTGCCTCAGTTGGCGGCTATCTTTGCCCAAATCGGTGTTGGTATTGGAATTTTGGTTCCGTATTTGCCTGCTGTTTTTGAGGGCTTTAAGACCCTTGCTGAGATTGCGGTTAATCTGCTGAAGGCCTTTAATTTCTTGTTGCCGATTATTGCGGAGAATATTGCTGCTGCTGCGGTAATGATTGCAACTTATAAAGGTTTGAAGTTTGTTATTCCGCTGATTCAGGGTATGCGTGTTCAGTTGGCTTTGGCAGCTTTGGATTGGAAAGCTGGCGCGACTGCTGCTACTTTGTTTGGTACAGCGTCTAAAGCTGCTCTTGGTCCTGCCGGGTTGCTGTTTATGGCTGCTGGTGCGGTTGCTTTTGCTTTAACTAAGGTCGCTACTGAGGACCGCACTACTGAGACTTCTACTTTAAAGTTAAATAAGGCTTTGGCTGATACTGGGGGTTGGCAGGCTTACACTACCGCTGCGGGTCAGGCTGCTGCAGCTACGGCTGCGGCTGCTAGTGCTCAGAAGGCTTTTGGTACTAGCAATACTTTGACTGAGTTTGCGTATCAGAAGGGCTTGCCGAAGGCTGCTGAGAAGTCGGCGTTTGAGCTTGAGCTTGAGAAGTTGCTGGAGAACTTTAAGAACTTCACTGGTGCTGTTGGCGGCGAGAGCAAGAAGGCTGGTGCTGCGGCTAAGGACGCTATCAAGGAGTTTTATACTTCTGTAGCTGATGAGGCTTCTAAACAGCGTGCTCGCGGCATTTTGGGCCGCATGGGGCTATCTGAGGGCCTTGTTGAGTCTATTATTGGGTCTGGTGAGGGCTGGCGTAAGGTCTTTATTCAGGTTAAGAACTCTAGTGCCTCTGCGATTGCTCAGTTGCAGCGCGACTGGGCATATACTAAAGCCGGTATTGATGAGGCTGCTGCTGCTGCTAAAGCGTTTGAGGAAGAACAGCAGAAAATAGCTGATGCTATGAAGGAGATAGCTGACCGTGCTGATGATGCTCGGAAGTCTATCCTTGCTTCACTTGGTCCGGTGGGTGCTTTGGGCAAGGCTCGTCAAGAGATGGGCGAGTTTGAATCTGAAGCTGCCTCAGCTTTTAGTGGTGTCCGTGATGCTATCGCTGATGCGTTTGATACTGAAGCTATAACGGAATCTGCGTTTAATGACATTACAAAATTCATTAACGACAGTGAAAAACTACTACTTGACAACGCTCGTCAGCGTGACCTTTTGGCTGCTCGCCGTGGTGAAGTTGAAAGCCTTTACCGTAGCGTAGAAAATACTTTCTTGTCGTTTGCTCGTATCACTGACAAGATTGATACGCAGACTGAAACTGTTACCGAATCGTCTATGCAAATTATTGATGGTTTGCAAGTCACTGTTTCTCGCACTTACGAGGTTACGAAACAGGCCACTTCGGTTGCGGATAACTTTAAGACAATGGTTGATAAGGCTCGCAACTTTGTTTCTTTGTTGAAGCAGCTTAAATCACAGGGTTTGAACGCCGAGTTGTTTAACCAGATTGTTGAATCTGGTGTTGAGGCTGGTACTGCCACTGCTGAAGGCATTTTGGCTGGTGGCCCGGGCGCTATCACTGAAGTTAACTCTCTGTTTAACGAGCTACAGTCGATTAGTCGTGATGCTGCTGAGATGACTGCTGTTGTTATGTTTAACAATGGTCAGGATGTTGCTGGTGGGTTCTTGGCGGGGTTGAAGTCTCAAGAGCAAATGTTTGCGGATATGGCTACTACTTTGGCTACGGCTTTTGCGGATGCTTTGACTAATCAGGTTAATGCTGCTATCGCGGCTGCTAAATCTGCTGCTGAGGCTGCTGTGTTGTCTGGTGGGCAAATTCCTAAAGTTCAAACCCCTGAAGTTGAAGGGTTTAAGTACTCTTATGGTGATTTGGCTACTATGGTTCCAGATATTCCAACTTTTGATGCTGTGGTTGCAGCGTATGAGAGGGCTGGTGCTGCTGGCAATCAAGCTACCCTTCAAATTACGCCAACAACTGTTTATTTGCAGTTAGATGGTAAGACTATTGCTCAGTCGGTTATTAACTATGAACGCACTAACGGTGCAGTTTGGCAGCGTGCTTAATGGTTACTAAAAAGGTTGAAGTTGGTTTTGACCTTACTTCTGCTGGTGGCCCGTTTCTTACTTTGGATGACCCTGTTTCCGGTCAGTTGGATAACACTGATTGGGTTTTGGGTGGTAGTTATCTTGTTGATGTGACCGACAGTGTTATGTCTTACAACATTAACAGGGGTAAAAGCCGTGAACTAGACAGATATCAGACTGGTACCGCATCTGTTGTATTTGATAACCGCAACCGTGATTTCGACCCTACATATGTTGATTCTCCTTATTACGGCAACATTATTCCGCGCCGAGATTTAAGAATTACCGTTGATGATGTTGTTGTCTATCGCGGTGTTATTGATGACTGGAATTTGAACTATTCGGTATCAGGAGAGAGCACTACTCTAGGTGTTGCAACCGATGGTTTTTCTATTTTGTCTAAACAGACTTTAACCGGGCATACTGCTACAGCACAAACTTCTGGTGCTCGTATTAACGCTATCTTGGATAGAGCCGAAGTTGCGTGGCCTTCATCTGTAAGGAACATAGATACAGGTGATTCAACTATTGGGGCCGATGTCATTAGTGATGACGCTAATGTTTTGCAATATTTACAGTTGATTGAAACTTCTGAACAGGGCTTCTTGTTTATTGACCGTGAAGGTACCTTAACTTTTAAATCTCGTTCTTATTTACCTCCAACTTCTAGTGCAATTATTTTGGCCGATGACGGTTCAGGTATCCCATATCAGGGGATGAATGTTGTTTATGGTTCTGAGCTGCTTTATAACGAAGTTGTTATTTCTTCTTCTATCACAGGCGCTACGGCAGTTGCCGCAGATATTGATTCACAGAACGCTTACGGTATAGCGAACTATACTTTGACTGATTTGCCGTTGTCTACAACTGACCAAGTTATTGACATGGCTGTTTTCCTTGCTTCTAAATATTCGCAACCTGAGTACCGTTTTGAATCGGTAGAGATTCTTCTAGATGATTTAGACGCATTAGACAGGGCTGACATTCTATCTTTAGAGTTCGGTGATTTAGTCCGCATCCGCTTTACTCCCAATAACATTGGTGACCCTATTGATAAGATTGCTCAAGTTATTTCGGTTACACACAATGCCCGAATTGATAACTATTCGGTCAACCTTGGTTTCCAGACTATTGACTTTGCTCCGCTAGTATTAGATGACGGAGTGTTTGGTAAACTAGACGAGGGTAATGCCCTGAGTTTTTAAGGAGTAACGATGGCCGGATTGGGTCGTAAAACATGGACTGCCGGTGAGGTTGTCACTGCTGCAAATGTTCAAAGCTATTTACAGGACCAAGTTGTTCAGGTTTATGCTGGTACGGCTGCCCGGTCATCGGCTTTAGGAACTGCTGTTTCTGAGGGTATGATTTCCTATCTTACTGACACTAATGCTTTAGAGTTTTACAACGGTAGCGCATGGGCGGGTGTTTCAACTACTTCATTAGCTTCAAGTGCGATTACTACTGCTTACACTGATAAATCATCAAGCTACACATTAGTCGCTGGAGATAAAAACACTTATATTCGTTCTACTGGTAGCGCTATCACTATTACTGTGCCTGATGTTTTGGCTAACGGTGAATCGGTTAACTTTATTCAGGCTGGTGCAGGTCAAATTACTTTTGCTGGTTCTGGTGTCACTATTTACTCTGTCGAATCCAAATTAAAAACCAATAAACAATACTCTGGCGCTACAATTACCAAAATTGGTGGAGCGTATTACCTTGTTGGAGATTTGGCGGCTTAATAATGCTTATTCCTCTGGGTATTCTTGCCAGTTCTGGAGCAGCTTTACCTATTGTTACAGGTGGCACTCTTTATTCTGATGCAACCTATTACTACCGCAAATTTACATCTAGCAGCACTCTATCTGTTTCTGGCGCTCCACTAACTGCTGACTTTTTGATTATTGCTGGTGGTGCCGCTGGTGGCGGCTGGAACGGTGGTGGTGGTGGTGCCGGTGGTGTTGTAGGCGCTTCAAACCAAACACTATCTGGAAACTATACCGTAACTGTTGGTGGTGGTGGTGCAGCCGCATCTAACGCTAATGGTGGTAATGGTAGCAACAGTTCTGTAACTGGTCAAACTACTGCTGTTGGTGGTGGTGGCGGTAGAGGTGCTTCTGATGGAGTCGGCCTAAACGGTGGTTCTGGTGGTGGTGGCCTAGGTTCTGGATTCGGTGGTGGAACTGGTACTGCTGGGCAAGGTAACGCCGGTGGTGGCGGTGCTGGTAACAACGCTGGTGGTGGTGGTGGTGCCGGAGCTGCTGGTCAAACCGCCTTTGGCTTCAGCACAGACCAAGGTGGTGTTGGTGGAGCCGGAACTAACTCTTATTCTTCTTGGGCAACTGCAACCTCATCTGGAGTAAGTGGATACTTTGCTGGCGGTGGTTCAGGTAGTTCTCAAAACGATACGGCTAGTGGCGGTGCTGGTGCAACTCCTTTAAGTACAGGAAATGGTATTTCTGCGACTGCTAATACGGGTTCCGGTGGTGGTGGTGGTGTTGGTCAGCCAACTTCTGGTGGTGCTGGTGGTTCCGGTATTGTCATCGTTCGTTACACTAGAGCACAGGTTGGTGGATAATGGCTCACTTTGCTGAAATTGACGAAAATAATGTTGTCCTAAGAGTTTTGGTTACTGACAATGATGACCCTAATGGTGACGAAGGTTACCAATGGCTTGTAGACAATCTTGGTGGCCGTTGGATTAAAACTTCGTACAATGGCAATATTCGTGCTCGTTTTGCCGGTATTGGGTTTACTTATGATGAAGCTAAAGATGCCTTTATCGCACCTCAGCCTTTTGCTTCTTGGATTTTAAATCCTGACACTACTGAGTGGGAAGCTCCGGTTGCAAAACCTGAAGATGGCAAATTTTATCGCTGGGATGAAGATGCTCTTGCTTGGGTTGAAGTTGAGTGAGAATGTCTGACGAACAAGTACCCGTATGGGCGCAAGAATTAATCCGTGAAGTAACCATCCTTAACGAGCGGCTACCTAACCACATCACTTGGACTGAGCGTAATGTTCTTGACCATGAGAAGCGCATCAGAACTTTGGAGCAGTTTCGCTGGATGATGGTGGGTATTGCTTCGGTTTCGGGCCTTGTTGGTGCTTTGTTGTCGAAAGTGTTTGGTGTGTAAATGGCTAATTGGGTGCTTCCTTTTCCTGACAAATGTTTGACTGATAAGTTCGGTGTTTGGACTGAGCAGCGTAAAGCTATGGGTCTTGGGCCGCACCGTGGCACTGACTGGGGCAAGGGTGTTAAGGGTAAGTCAATTCCTGCTGTGACTTCTGGCAAGATTGAGAAGATTATTGAGGAAAAGGGTTTGGGTTGGGTGTTGGTGCAATCTAACGCTAACCGCACCCTGTTCATCGGTTACTGTCACCTGCGTGAAAAGCCTGCTGTCAAAGTTGGCCAGACTATTAAAATGGGTCAGCGTATCGGCTTTGTAGGCAATACTGGCACTTATTCTTCTGGTGACCATTTGCACGCTACTCTTGGCCCTACTGTGGACTCCTATAAGGCTGGGACTGTGTATGACCTACACGGTTATATTGTGAAAGTTATTAAAAGATTTGAGGCTAAAAAGAATGGATAAAGTCAAACAAATTCTCATCCGTTCAGTCGGGCTTTTGCTTGCAACCTTTTTCGGTGGTACAGCTATCGGTGCTGTTGCTGGTGACTGGGTTATGGGTTCGCTTATTGGTGTCGGTTCAGCTTTCGCAGTTGTTTTGACAATGATTGGTGTGAGCTTGGCTTGGTCTGGTGAGCTAACTATTGAGGCTATCACTAACAGTTTCCGTGCTGCTGTTTCTAAAGCTGCGGAAGATAATGAGAACATTCAGGATGCTATCAAGGTTGAGCAAGATGATGTTTTCGACTTTGATGATTTAGAGTTCTTGGATGAGATTGATTCTCTTGACACGGATGAGGATTAGAAGCGGCCTTTAATTCTGGCTCGTTCTACCGGGGTTAACCCGCCCCAAATACCGTACCGTTCATCGTCTGTGATTGCGGCTAGGGCACATTCGTATTTGACTGGGCATGGTGCACATAGTTCTTTAGCTGCTGCTTCGTCATAGCGTTGCACATGGTCTGGGCCTGACGGATAGAACAGGTCTCGCACATTTTCATCTTCACAAGCTACAGGCCCGTGTTCAATGATTTTGTATTGCAAGTTCAAATAGGCTTTGCTTGGTTTTTTCATCGTGTCATTTCCCTTTTGTCAGTGGTATCTGTCATACTATGACAAAACCCTCCGGATAAACAAATCAACGGAGGGTGTGTCAACCAAAGGAAAGGGAAACAATGGATATGTTCAATATAGCATCTACGCCGGGAGAGGTGTTTGGGGATGCTGTTTTTTTGGGTCGTTTTGAGGATGATAGTGCTGAGTGGCATGAGATTCGGTCTAAGGGTATTGGTGGGTCGGATGTTGCACCTATTTGTGGTGTGAGTAAGTGGAGTTCCGCTTATTCGTTGTGGGCTAAAAAGACGGGTTTGGTGGCTGATGACCGTACGGGGTCGGAGGCTATGCGGTGGGGTAAAGTTTTGGAACCGTTGATTGCGGACCGTTTTGTGGAGGCGCATCCGGATTATTTGTTGTATCGGGATGTTGGGTCTTGGTGTCATGTTGACCGGGATTGGCAGATTGTTAACCCTGATGGTGTGTATCAGAAACCTGACGGGTCTTACGGCATTTTGGAGATTAAGACTGCTGCGTATGAGGATGATTGGGCTTTGGGGGTTCCGGCTTATTATCGGACACAGGTTCAGTGGTATTTGCAAGCGTTTGCGTTGAAGGAAGCTATTGTTGCGGTTTTGTTCCGTGGTAATAAATATGAAGAGTTTTATGTTTATGCGGACGAGTTTGAACAATCTGTGAATTTGGACCGTGTTACTGAGTTTATGGAGTGTTGGAGAACGAATACGCCTCCGGTTTGGGATGGTTCGGCTTCTACTTTTGAGACGGTGCGTAGTTTGCATCCGGATATTAAGGATGTTGAGGTTGAGGTTGGTGAGGCTGGTGTTGAGCTTTTGGTGGCTTCTGCTGAGTACGAGTATGCGTCTGAGAAGTTTACGGCTGCTAAGAGTGCTGTGATGTCTTTGATGGGTGATGCTAAGACGGCGGTGGTTGTTGATAATGAGGGTAACCGGGTGAAGGTTGCGTCTCGTCAGTCTCGTAAGGGTGGGCAGCCTTATTTGGTGGTGAGTAAGAGTGTATGAGCCACGGTTTGATATTGATTACAGGCGTGGGCTTGTTGGGGAGACACTTGTTGAATCGTTTCTTGCAGAACTCGCTGGGAGCCGTATAGAGGTCAAAACAGACCATAGGGTGTTGGAGACTGGGAATGTGTTTGTTGAAACCCATCAGCAGCCTTTAGGGGGCGTTTGGAAGCCGTCTGGGATTAATGTGTCGGAGTCAGAGTTTTATTGTTTCGCTGGTCCGTCTGGTAACGGGTTTATAACGATTAAGAAACACGCGTTGTTGGGGTTGGCTAAAGATGCTCGACGCGCTAATGTGAATACACAGTCGGAATATAGTTCGGCTGCTCGGGGTCGTTTGGTTCCGGTGATTGATATTGTTGAATCTATTTTTGAAGGGACGAGATGAAAATTCTGGTTATTAGTAAAAAGCAGTTGAAGAAGAAGCTGCGTAAATCGTTTACTCACGGTTATGACCACGGTTATGATGCTGGTTATTTGCAAGCTGAGATTGATGCAGAGCAGCAGATTATTGGCAAGTTTCAGGAACGGGTTCGGTTGTTGAATCCTGATTTTCCGGTGACTGTTGCTGAGTTGCGTAAGTGGGTTGGTTTGGATGACTGAGTATGTGATTATTGCAGCGATTTTGTTTGCTGTAGCTTTTATAGCGTTGGGTTTGCAGATTCGTAAACTTGAGAGAGATATTGAGCAACTTCATGCTGTGCAGGTTGCTTTGATTAAAGAGATTGTTACTGTTCGTGTGAAGGTGGAGAAGAAATAATGGCCCGGTTTAATTTGGAAGATTACGCTACTGTTGCTGAGCGTTTGAATTTACTGTATGAGAAGCATCCTGATGCTCGTATTATCACAGAAAATATGTCTACAGCTGCGGACCGTGAAAAGGGTATTTGGATTGTAAAATCCACACTTTATTTAACGGATGCAGACCAAGAGCGCGGTTTGCCTAAAGCTACAGGTCACGCTTTTGAAATTGATGGTACTTCTGGGGCTAATGCTACTTCGGCTCTCGAAAATGCGGAGACCTCTTCGATTGGGCGTTGCCTGAGTGTCGCTAACTGGAATGGTAACCGCAAACAGGATAGTCTAGCATCCCGAGAAGAGATGGCTAAGGTTGAACGAGTTATGTCACAGCGTGAGGCAGAATATCGTCAACG